AGCTGACGGATCCGGAGTTCCGCTGTCCGATCGGGAGCGTTAGGGAATTCGGGTATCCCTGAAACGCCGAGGCGCCGTCCCAGACCCCATCGCGCTTAATGAAACCGCCCTCGACCGGGAACCCGCCGCCCTGATAGGCGCCGGTCGTGTAGCGGATCGCGACGCCGGTTATCGTGACGCCCGCCGGAAGGCCCGTGAGGTCGAACCGGGTATGCGCGCAGTACCAGAGCGGATTCTTACTACCGACCGATCCAATCTGCATGTTCTGGACCGTGTAACCGATCCCGAACGCCGCCGTCGTCGTAAAGGTCCGCGCGTCCCGGTTCGTGACGTCCTGCGTCCACGTCTGAACCGGCACTAGTTCGCGCCACTAGACGCCACGAGGAGACGGCGTCGAATTCGTGCGGGCGCTTCGGGATCCTCGATCGTCCTTGTCTCCTCGACGTCCGACCCATCGCCGCGCAGCTCTGCGAACACCTCGCCGAGACCATTCCACGAGCGCGGGCGGAACCGATGCCGACGCGACTCGGTCGGAAACCGCCATTCGACGAGATCGAGGACGCGCCCGTTCGCGAGCGATAAATCGGTCAAGAGTAGGCGACGGTATATCCGGCCCAAGAGCCGGAAACGATTCTCGCCGCGCGCCGGGAGAACGCCGACGACGCCATAGGCGGAAACCTGAATCGGATTGACGCCCGGGTCGCTCTCTCGCCGGATATTCAGAATCGAGACGATCCCGACCCATCGGCCAGAGCGTCGGACCGCTAGGCGAACGAGTGGCAATCGCGGATCCGGGTCGCCGTCGTGTTCGACGGTCCCTCCCCGTTGCTCGAACTCGTCCCAAGTTAGAGCGCGGGCGCCTCTCTCCGCGCGGCGGGCGTTCAGTCCCTCGTAACGGTCGAGCGCGCGCGACGCTCTCTCCTGATCGGCGTCGCATAGCCCGGTCCGCTCGCGCTCCGGGGGCATTCCGTCTTCCCAATCGGTGACGAGCGCCCGATAGAACGCGGCGCTCGCGCGGGCGCTCGCAATCCCTGAGACCGTTCGGAGGTCGCGGAACTCAAGCGGTCCGACCTCGAAAGGCGCGACGCGGGGGAAGTTCGGACGGGGCACTAGAACACCACGAGCCAGAACACGAGCCCGACGAGCGGACCGCCGAGGACGGAGAACGCCCAATCGAGGAGCGCGTCGCCCCACGATTCGATCGGTAGCCCGTCGATGAACTCGCGGACCGACGCGGTCCAGAGCGACGCGCAGAGCCCCGCGTAGACGGGCCACGCCTCGACGCCCCACGCGGCGAACCCGAGGACTATCGCGACGGGAATCCCGCCGATCCCGACGAGGTGCCCGAGGAGTTGCTCGGCGACCTGTTGACCGGGCGACTCGCGCCATCGTTCGCGAAGCGTTCGAGCCACTACTCGCCCCTCCGGACCTCGCCGCTCTCGCGGGGCCAGCAATAGCCGACGACGCGCCCGATCCAACGGACGGCGGGTCGGTCGTCGCCGCGCTCGGCGCGCCCCTCCGTGACGAGAGCCCGGAAATCCGCGCGCTCCTCGGCGTTCGGTTTCGGGCAACGGATCTCGGCGGGCGGCGGCGGCTTAGTCGTCAGACAAGCGATCGAGAACGTCGGCAGCGTCAGAGCCAGAAAGAGGAGCCGCCGAGAGCGCGTCCGCTTGCCGATCCGCTTCGCGCGCGGCGGTCTCGGCGTCCTCGACGCGAGCGATCGCGCGGTCGCCTTCCTTCCGGTCGCGTCGAGCGAGGAGCCCGAACACGAGAGCGAGAACGAGGGCGACGGCGCCGCCGACGAGCCACGCCATCGCATCACCGATTCGCGGCGGGGTCGTTCCGCGCGCGTCCCAGGTTCAGAGCGACGAAGTTCAGAATCGCGGCGAGCCATCCCGGCATTTTCGAGTCCGGAATGATCGCCGAGAGGAACGCCGCGATCGCGACGACGAACGCGATCGTCGAAGGGATCCACGGCGCGCCGTCGACGATCGTCACGGGCGCGACGTCGACGAGCTCGGGGGCGGCGGGCTGCGCGAGCACGGCGGCGGGCGCGAGGACGAGGAAGGCGATCAGCGCGAGGCGGATCACGGTCGGGAGGATCGATCGGTAACGCATAACTTCGGACTCCTATCTACGCTGGAAGACCCGGGCCACCTTCACGCCGTCGCGTTCGGCGTGCCCGTGGTCGATATGACGTCGGTCCGTTCCGAACACGACGTCGAACTCGTTCCCGCAACGGTCGCGCACGCGATCGGCCCACGCTAGGCCGATCGAAAGAGCTTCCTCGGGCGACGGAGCGACGATCGAGCCCGGACGACCGCCGAGAAGAAGCTCCCCGGTCGCGTCGTGATAGAGCCCGGTCCGCCAATCGACCGCCTCGAATCTGTGATGCCACGAGAATCGCGAGAGCGGTTTCTGACGCCGCCCGGTCGATGTGATAACGACGACGCCGTCGACGGTCTCCGGAGCTTCCAGCGCGAGCGCGGCGAGGATAGAGCGCGTCCCTTCGCTCGCGAGCGACTCCCAAGGAACGGGATTCTTGAACACGAGCGGAGATCCGAGGTTCTCCAGAGGCGCGCGGGATCCGAATAGCGTCAGCATTAGGGCGCGCTCCCGCCTCCGAAGAATTTCGCGAGCGCCGCGCCGATCCCGCTCGCGCCGGTCATTCCCGCGACCGTCCGCCAGAGTTTCCCCCGGTCGTCGGAACTCTCCGAGATCGCCTTTTCGACCCGATCGAACCGCGTCTCGTCGAGCGCGGCGTGATGTTCGAGATTCGTCCCGAATCCCGTCAGCTCGCGCTCGACGCGCCCGATCGCGACGTGCGTCTCCTCGCGCATCGCGTCGAACGCGGCTCTCGATTCGCGCGCGTGATCGTCGATCCTACGATAGACCTCGCGGGTCTCCTCGCGCGCGGTCTCCTCGACCCCGTCGATCTTTACCGATAGATCGCGGACCGCGTTTCCGAAGAATTCGAGCGAGGTCGATACCTTCACGAGCGCCGCCGTCGTTTCCGCGTCGTCCGACATTTAGGCGAGGAGCCCGAAAACGAAGAATCGCCCCGTGTCCGCCGGATGATTCGAGTGGGATCCTTCAAACTGCGTCGTCGTGTGCGAATGGAAACGATAATTCGACGCATTCGAGCTGATCGGGGAGACGTGCGCGTAATAGTTCGCGTTCGCCATCGTGGTCGGAAGTGTGATCGTGTAGTTCTGACTGATCGCCTGCTCTCCCCACTGGAACCCGAGCCGCGTCGACGACGCGACGTTCGTCGGGAGCGCGAGCCATTCCCCATTTGCGTTCGATCCGTAGTCGAACGAATGGATCAGGTTTCCCGGCGTCAGCGCGCGCGCGTTGTTCAGTAGGTTCTGAACTTCCCCCGTCGTCGCGACCTCGAGGTGCCCGAGAATCGATTCCGACGCGATGATCGCGGCGTGCGCTGCGACGTCCGTGTCGATCAGCGCGGCGATCGCCTGATTCAGTAGCGACCCGTCGCCCTTCGATAGAGAGATCCCGCCCGCGAGGATCGCCTGAACGATATTCTCCTGAACGTCGTTCGCCCAATCGGCGGTCAGAATGGTTCCCTGATCTCCGGCGGCGACCGACGGTCGCCGGAAGTAGCCCGGGGAGACCGTCGCGAGCGGGGTCTGAGGGCTCGGAATATTGCTCGGATCGTCGATTCGCTGCACGGCTTCCCCTTACGGCGGCGGGATGTAGTTATAGTTCAGATGCGCCGGTTTCCGGGCGTCGAGGAGACACGTTAGGCGCGCGTCGCCGAAGCTCCCGAGCGACTCGCCGGATCGCGACTCGCCGACTCGGAAATAGACGACCTCTAGCCCCGGGAGCGTCACCTCGAAAATATGTTCGTTCGGATTCGGCAACGGCTCGTTGATCGTGATCGTGAACCCGAGGAGCGCCGCGGCGTCAATCAGGCTTTGCGCCGTGAGGTCGCCGACGCGCGTGTACTTTTCCAGAACTTCGGCGCGGCGCTCGGGCTGCGAGTCCGCGAGCGATCCGCACTCGGGGAGCCCGAGGAGCCGTTCCCAATCCTCTAGGAATGTCGTCGTCGATCGCGGATCGATCTCCTCGATCAGCGAATCGGCGAGCGCCTCTAGGCGGTCGACCGCGCGCGCGTGCGTCCGGAGAACCTTCGCGATCTCGGAATCCGTCCCGTCGATCAGCGCGGACCCGGGCGGGAGGAGAGCGAGCGTCGCCGCGAGGATCGCGTCCTCTCTTAGACCCATGTGATCGCGTCCCGATAGAGAAGTTCCCCGGGCGCCGGGGTCCAATTTACGGCGGGCACGGTCACGACCGCGTCGGCGCCGCCCGCGCCGAGCGAGACCGCCGCCTGAACGAGCGAGAGCGGCATTTCCTGACCGACGACCGCGTTATCGATCAGGAAGGCGTCGAGTTCGTTCTCGATCGACGTTCGGCCCTCCGGCGTGTCTGGCGAGAGCGAGATCGTCAGCCCGAGCCCGACGAACGTCGGCGCCGACGTCGAGATCCGGCTCGAAAGCGGTTTCCGCGCCCCGATCGCCTGATTCGCGTTCGTGATCGCCTGCGCGCTCGGCGCCGGGGGATTGTTCGCCGGGATCCCGCCGCCGTCGTCGACGACGTAGGCGGTCACGAGATTGTCTCCGGACGCCGGGGGCACGATGAAAACCCGCGTGATCGGATCGTCGGCGGTCGAGGCGTCGAGGGCCCAGCGTTCATAGTCGGAGGCGGTCCCGCCCTGCGGCGGGTTCTGGATCCGCTGAAGGAGCCGAGCGCGAAGCGCGGCGTCGGTCTCGAAATCGACCGCCCCGGCGAGCGGAATCTGAACCGTCACGGTCGGCGGAATGTCGACGAGCGGCGAGACGAACGAGAGCGACGTCCCGTTCGCCGTGTTCCCATCGGCGCCGGACTCGACCGCCTGAACGGGAACGGCCCATCCGGTCCCGGAGAGACCGATCGACGACCAATCGACGAGGGCGCCCGCGGCCCCCGTGTCGATCGTCGTCCCGTCGACGCGGAGGGCGACCTCGACGCGCTCGAACTCGCGTCCGTCGGCACGGCGGAGGACGGTCCCGGTCGGGATCGTTCCGGCGGGCGTGGCGCCAGAGGCGCCGACCCATCCGGCGGCAAAGCTCGCCGGTCCGCGCGAGATCCCGAAAATCCCCGCCCATCGTTCGAGGGCGTCGCTCGTCGCCGTGTCCGGGAACGCATCGTCGGCGATTTGCTGGAGGAACCCGTAGGCCCCGTGAAGCGAGCCCGCCTGCGCCGTCAGTAGGACGTCGACGAGACCGCGTTCGAGACGCGCGTCGATTCCGCCGAGGAGGGCGTCGCCGTCGGCGCGAATCGCCTCGATCAGCTCGGAGAGAGAGGGTCGAATGAGAGCCACGCTAGAGAGCCTCCCAGAGATACGAGAACCGCGCCGGGGTGTCGTCCTCTCGCTCGATTTCGACGTCGATTTCGAGGACGCCTCGCGAAACGACCGTCGTCTCGCATTCGATAGCGCGGGCGATCCCGAGGTCAATCAGCCATTGCAGGGACTCTAGGACATAGTCCCGGGCGCGCTGCCGCGTCGCGAGGGTGAGTGCGGAACGCTTCAGGGTCCAGAGCCGCGACCCTAGCTCGCCGTCGTCGGAGAGATAGGCGGAGCCCCACCATCCCCGGAGATCCTCGCCGAACGCCCCGTCGCCGGACGGCAGCTCGTCGCCTTCCTGTGCGCGAGCGTCGCAGAAGAGCGAGAGCCGGATCGCGGTTTCGAGCGTCGAGGTCTCCTCGTATCG